TGACGTGGCGCTCGCCGCCGTCGTAGTGCGGCGATTGGAAAACATCGGCAACCTGATTGCCGTTCCAGATGCCACGGTCGAAGAGCGCGACCGAGACGTTAAGCTTCGTCGTGTTGCTGGCGAACTCTAGTCGGTTCGCGCTGAACATGATTGAGTTTCCGTGCGCTATCTCGTTCGCCGTGTACGTCATGGAGGTGATAACGAAGCCGAGCTGAACAGCGAACGGCTCGATGCGTCCTTCGTAGTAGCTGTTGAAGGTGTCTTCGTCCGCTCGGTTCGTGACGATATCCTCATTGGAGCCGAAGAAGCGGTAAGCGCTCTTCTCGATTCGCTCCATCTGCGCCGCATCGACCGTGTAACTGTTCGGCGTTATCTGCTGCACGTCTGAAAACAGCTTGTCATATACGGCGATGCCGCCCGCGTTGTCTGCGGAAAGCTGAGCGTTGAACGCCTTGCGCGCCTTCTCTTGGTCGCCCTCGTTGCGGTTCTGGCTGAGCTTGCCGATGAACCGCACCGCCGCGCCCTGATTGATAGCCGACTGCTCGGCTTCGTTCTGCGCGTGCATCAGCTCCAACGTCGGCTGAAGAACGTTCGTGCCGTCGCCGAACAAATCGCTTTGGTACTGGTGGCGCGTCATAACGCCCACGCGCGACCACTCTACAAGCACGCTGTCGCCGGTCGGAAACGTGAGCTTCAGCCAAAGATCGCCGTCAACGTCGTATGCTTCGCACTGGCTCGGAAGAACGGGGTAATAGCCCGTTATAGTGGTGCCGTCTCCCGCGTCTATCGGGATGATGAGCGCCGTGTCGTTCACCTGAAGAATCGTCCAAACGCGCTTGATGAACTGCGGCGTTGTCATCCAAGGGTTAGGCTGCTGTCGCAGCGCTCGCGCAGCCGTCGGCTGAGCCGTGCCCGATACTTCGGGCTTCAGCTTGCTTGCGTGGTCTGCGCCGCTCTCGATGATGCTGCGCGTAAGCTCGGCTTCGTAAAGACCGCCCTGCCATGTCGTGAACGACGGCGCATAGGCCGTGAACGTGGAGAAATAGCCGTTGACAGCCTGCATCTGCGGACGGTGGAACACCGCATCGAAGAGCGAGCGCACGAACGGTTGTGATCTGCTCAACTCTAACCTCCTATCATCGCGCGGTAATCGTCCGCAATGTTCTTCATCGCAATGAACGCGTCGCACTCAGCCGCCCACGCGTCTATGCGGTTGCGCGGGTCTTGGTTCTTCTTGTCGGGCTGAATGTTTCCGTTCACGTCGGTTCGAATGGCGACGTTCGAACGGCACCATTCGGCAATCGGGTTGGCGTTGTCAACGATGCGCCCTTCCTTGTAGAGCGCTCGAAGCTCCTTCATCGGCATTGACAGCGTTTGTGCGCCCTGAATGACCTTTTGCAGGTTGTCAGCGCCGAAATAGTCTTCGTATGCTTCCACGGTCGGCACGTCTCGCATGTGCCACGGGTCGTAGCCGCAAGAAACGGCATAGATGCCGTACTTGTCCTGAACCTCAGCCACCCAATCCAGAACGTCGCGCTTGTCCATGATGGGCGTTTCACATGTGCGCATAAGACCGCGAGCAATCCACGCGTCGTAGGGCACGCCGTCGCGCCCTCCGCGCCGCCCCTCCTTCTCCGCCTGCTCCAACGCTCGAAGCGGAATCCAAGCCATGTGCAGCGCGTAGAAGTTCGGATCGTTAGGCCGCTGCATGAGAAGGCAAGCGGCGGTAAGGTCGGTCGTGTCCGCAGCGTCAACGCCGAGCACGGCATACGTAAACGTTCCGTCGCCGGGGTCGAAAGTGGCTTCGTTGTGAATCTCAGACCACGTAAGCCAAGCCTGAGACTGGTTTTCAATGAGGTTGAAGTCCTTAACTAGCAGGGTGGGAAGGTATGTCGCATCGTCCTTCGCCTTAGAAACGTTCTGGCGAAGCGCCGACAGCGATTTGATGGTGCCAAGGCCGGGGTTAGCCTTGACCCAAGCGCCTTCGTCCTGCCATTCCTCGCGCTCGTCAAGCTCGAAGATGAACGCTATGAAGCGCTCTGCCTTCTCGCCGGTCGCCTTGCCGTCAAGCCATTTGGTCGCGTACTCGTATTGCGCATCGAAGATGCCGTTTCGCACGAAACCGTTAGTCGTGATCTCCAATACGAGCGGCTGGCGGCGCGCGGACGTTCCCTGCATCGTAAGGTCGTAAAGGTCGCGGTTCTTCATCGCGGCCAGCTCGTCAACGATAGCGCCGGAAATGTCCAGACCGTCTAGGTGGTTCGTGTTGGCGCTCAGCGCCTTGATGGTGCCCATGTTCAGATCGCAGTAAAGGTCTGACACGCGCTTTCTTATGTGCTTCGCCAGCGCGGGGCTTGTGAGCACCATACGCCACGCGTTGTTGAATCCCTTTGCCGCCTGATCGTGGGCGGTGGCGACGTTGTATACCTCCGGCGCGCCCTCATCGTCGTTCACGAGCAAGTCAAGCTCTATCGCAGACGCAAGCGCGGTCTTTCCGTTCTTGCGCCCCATAATCCAGAGCACTTCGCGGTATTGCCGCACGCCCTCGGCATCAACGAAGCCGAAGACAACCGACAGAATGGCGCGTTGGAAAAGCTCTAGCTTGAAATCGTGCCCTAAGCGCCCGGACGGTAGGCGGCAAAAGCTTTCGATGAAACGAACGTGCTTCTGCGCGAACTCTTCGCGGTAGTGGTACGGATAGAGCGGGTCGGTGTTGTCCATGTCGCGCAGGACATGAGCGGCAACCTGCTTCATCTTCTCGCACGCTATAATCTCGCCGCTCAGTATGCCGCCGAAGTATTCGCGTATCGCGCGCTCGCACGAGCCGCCCTTAGACTTCGCCCTAGCCGTACCGCGTTTCATTGATGAAGTCAATGAGCGCGTCGGCAGCGGCGGTGCCGTTCGGCATCATGTCGGTAAGCTGCTTCACGCCGCGCGAAAACGTCGTGAACAGCTTGTTGTATGCACTGAATCCGGGGTGCTCGCGCAGCCCGGTTTGCCCGCCGCCGTTGTCATACTCGGTGAAGATATCTTCGTAGAGCAGATCGGCGCGGGCATCGTCAAGCTTGACCTTCAGAAAAGCGAGGTTCGCAAGCAGCGGCATGACGGTTTTTCGCTTCTCGTCGGGGATAGCGCCCTTGGTGATCTCGCGCAGCTTTCGAATCTCGCTCTCTACGCGCTTCTCCTTGGCAACTCGCCGCTTCGGCGGGCTATTCCCCGCGACTGCGGGCGAAACTTTCGAAGTATTGCCTACTTTTGCCGTCATCGCAAGACCACCCCCTTTCGAAAATCCGTCACGCGCAAGAAATTACCTCCCGGCGTTGGTGCCCTAGGCACCGTCTGCGTTTTTCAGACCGGGGGGATTGTCACGCGGGTCTACCTGCGGTTTTGCGTTCGATTTCCCGCGCTTGCGCCGCGTTGTGTCGTGTTTGTGTGTCAGTCTGAAAGCGATATCAAGTTCCCGTCGCTGTCGAAAGCCAACCCTTGACGCGTTGAGCCTTGCCTTATCCAACCATGCACCTTCTTATGGCATCGGTCGCAAAGGCTAACGAGGTTGTCTAGGTTGGTCGCAACGTTCGGGTCGTTGACGTTCGCTGGTGTCAGCTCCGTGATGTGATGCACCATGACGGCGGGCGTGATCTCTCCTTGCTGCAAGCAGTGCTGGCATAGGTGAGCGTCGCGCGTCAGCGCCGCGTCTCTGGCGTGTTCCCAGTCGGCGGATGAGTAGAAGGCACGCGAGAAGTCCTTAGCCATGGCGCACCCCCTGAGATATGGCGGAGCGTGTAGGATTCGAACCTACGGGCGCTGGCGCGCCACACGGTTAGCAACCGTGCGCAATAAGCCACTCTGCCAACGCTCCAAACAAAAAGGCCACGAGCGCGACTGCCCGTGGCCTTGACCTAATCCACCGTACCGAATTCTAGCAGAAGTAGTGAACTGATGTGAACAACGATTTATCAGGCGCTTTTCACATGCGCCCATCCAACTTCGTCAATGTACGCAAAACCTACATCGCAAAGCGCGTGGCACCACCGCACCGAACCTTGCATGATTTCGGCAATCTCACTCCATGGCTGCGCTTGCAGATACCCCATGCAGATAGCGTCTGCGTATCGCGTGCCCTTCAGCTTCGCAAGCCCTCCGCGACCGTCAGCACCGTATAGCACTTCGCACGCTTCGTCTATGGCTTCCTCTGCATCGGCAATGCGCTTCTTCAACCTTCCCTCGAAGTCTATGCGGCGCGATATCGAATCCATAGGGTCGCTGACGTCTCCACTCCCGCCGCCAGCCTGATAGCTCTGCGCCTTGGCTCCTTCACGCGCCTTCATGCGTTCGAGCATTTCCCGCGCCCTGTCGGTCTTCACCACCTCGGCGCGGATGCCCTCGAAATACTCCTTTGCCCTCACATGCCGTCACCGCCAGATCGCGCGCGCTTGAGCTCTGAGCGCCAAAGCTTGAAGGCTTCCCACATCCCAAGCTTCGCAAGGTCGGTGCTCGGCGGCTGAGCCTTAACCAGAGCAACGCCGTCTATTGAAGCCGCTACCACTTCTGCGCCCGTAATGCACTCGATGAGCAATCCCACCTCATCAACAATGACGCGCTCGCCCTTCATGACGTAGCTAGAAGGCGTAATCACTGGCGGAATTTCCTTGTGCATCCTTCGAGCCATAAGCTCGATGCTCTCCGCCATGCCGCGCGTCGCGGTCAGGATTGGATAGCCAGTCTCGTTCGACATTTCGATAAGGCACGTTGTCTTGCCCGTTTGCCTTCCACCGATTATTGCCAGCATGACAGCCACCTACTAAACGCCCGTGCTGCCGAAACCGCCAGTGCCGCGCTCGGTGTCGCTAAGCTCATCGACCGGCACGAGATCGCACGGCACATAGGGCATAACGACAAGCTGGCAGACGCGCGTTCCAGCTTCGAGCGTAACTGTCTCGTAGCTCTGGTTTATGAGAGCCGCGCAGACCTCGCCGCGATAGCCGCTGTCGATAACGCCAACGCTATTCGAAAGCGTGATGCCCTGTTTTGCCGCAAGGCCGCTGCGCGGGAACACCAGCCCCACGCAACCGCTCGGAATCTCGACGGCAAGGCCGCAACCGACAACGCACTTCTGCATCGGCTCGAGCGTGACAGTCTCGGTAATGCGAAGGTCAAGCCCAGCATCGCCCTCATGCGCATAGCGCGGCATCTCGATTCCCTCATTGACCTTCTTAGCGCGAAGCTTCCTGCCAATCATTAGCGCACCCCCAGAACATGACGCGTGACGCGCACGCTTCCAGCCTTAACCCACTTGCCGCCGTAAGTCTGACCCTTCGGACGGATAACAACCTTGTTTCGGTGGCTCATCGCGACAACCTGATATTCGCTGCCCTCATGCTCCACCGTGTCGTTGAGAAAAACGAGCTTACCCGCCGAATCTACCGGGAACGAAGCGGCACTGGCGTATGCCGCGACCTCCGGCACGAGCACGACATAAACGGGCTGCTTGATCTCTGCGCCCTTCTTCTTGATTCCGAACATCCTTCTTCCTCCTAAAACGGTACGTCATCGTCGTAAAGGTCTGGCGCTGCCGGTTGCACTGACGCAACGGGCGACGGGTCGCCGGTAGCCATCGCAAGACCGGGCGCGGCTGCGTTCGCTTGTGCTGGCGATTGCGCGTCGCGCTTGTACTGCATGAGTTCCACATCATCAACGCGCACTTCCCAGCGTTTGATGCTCTGTCCGTCCTTCTGGTAGCTGCGCGTGTGTATGCGTCCGAGAAGCGAAATCTTGGTACCCTTGCGAAGCCACGGCGCGAGCGCTTCGGCGCGCTTGCCGAACATAACGCAATCAGGCCAGTTGGTGTATTCGCCCCACGTTCCGTCTCCGTTCGGCGTGCGCTCGTTGACAGCAAGCGAGAACGAAACGACAGGGTTTCCGCTCTTCGTATAGCGCAGCTCGGCATCTGCACCGAGATTTCCAGATAGCGTGATCTTGTTAAGGCTCACCGCGCACCCCCGAACAGTTCGACAAGCGCCGCTCGCTGATTCGCCCCAAGACCGCGAAGGCGACGCGATTCGGAAATGTGGAGCTTGCGCATGGTCTGCTGCGTGCGGGCAAATCCGTAGCCCGGTGCAGCCTTGATGAGAGTGAACCCCTTCATTCGCGACACCGCATCATCGGTGAAAGCCATGTTGAGCACGTCGGGGACGGTATAGGAGCCGTCGGCAACGCCCTTCAAGATCGCGGCGCGGCGCTGCCGTGCCGCCTTGGCCTTTTCAAGGTTTTCTCTGCGTTGCTCAGTTGTCAATGTCGGAATCATCTTTCTTCCCTTCGTGTTCGTAAATCGTTTCTTCGGTTCCGTCCTCGTTGCGGACGGAAATTGAGAACTGCAAATCGCAGTCTTTGAAGATTTCTGGTGCCCTGTCAGCAACACCGTTGAAGATACGTTTCCATTGCTCATTCGTTAGACCGCTCATTGTCTTCTTCACCCCCTGTTTCGTAGGTGATGTATTCGTTGCCGTGCGTAAGCTTGACGGGCGGCGTGTAGTCCTTCATGGCATCGTCAACGCTCTGCGTCATGAGCTTGCGTTTGAGCCGTGCCCAGTCATCGTCGTTAAGCTCAATGGTCTTCATCGCACCTCATTTCTTCGTGACGCGGTAGGTGCCGGAAACCCGAATCGCCTTCAGTGACTTCAAGACGTGCTCCGCGTGCTCCTTGCCAACGATGGTCAGCGTTTGGGCGGGAATCGTGATCTCGTAGACCGTCTGCGCTTCCTGCTTCTCGCGCTCCCACATCCGCTTCAGGGCGGCTTCGGTCTTAGCCAACGTCGCTTGCATTTCCTTGCTTAGCTTCGGCGCGTCAGGCTTGAAATCGAACGTTTGCGGCTCCACTGGCACCCTCCCTTCTCACGATTGCCTGATAATTACTTCTTATCCGGCACGGGCTGTCTAAACCCGAACCGAAAGCGGCGGTTTATCTCGCGTTTCGTCCTCGGTCGCCGCGATGCCCGAAAACGGCGTTTTGGTTCACCTTTGGCACACCTCCTAACCCGCCGCACGGCGCTTCGCTTCACTGAAGAGCTGAGCCGCCGCCGCGTCTCGTCCGGGCATCAGGTGGCCGTAGATTCGAAGCGTCGTTGCTTCGTCCGCGTGCCCCATGCGCTCCGATAGCGTCTTCAGGTCGCAGCCGTTGGCGATAAGCCACGAAGCGTGCGTGTGACGCAAGCTGTGAAACGTGATCTCTCGCGGCAGTCCGCATGCGTCGCGTATGCGGCTGAAAGCCCGTGAAATCGTCGTTGGGCGCATATATGAGCCGTCTAGCGTCACCAGTGGGCAATCTGCGCCCAAACGCCCCAGAACGGCGCTCTGAAGCTTCGTGAAGGCATCAATGACCGCGATATCGTCTTGCGTAAGCGCGATGTTGCGGCACTTGCGGCCTTTGGTGACGTTGCGGCGATAAGGCTTCTTGCCCTTGCCCTCAATGACGTTGCCGCCGACGTGGACGTAAGACAGGGCTCGCTTAACGTCGATGCGCTGCACCGCGCAGACCTCGCCAACGCGCATGCCGGTAACGAGCGACAGCCACGAAGCGAAGGCGTAGACGGCGGCGCGGTAATCGGCCTTCGTCTTGATCTCCTTGCTAAGCGCGCCCTCTAGCTTCTCGTTGAAGCCCTCGAAGTCCCATTCGGTGAGCGCCGAAGCTTCGTGTCGTTCCGGCGATGGTTTGGCGACGTACACCAGCGGGTTAGCGTCGCAAATGCCAGCGTCTACGAAGTGGTTATAAGCGCCGCGCAAGAAGTTGTGGACGTTGATAACGCTATTGCGACAAAGCCCTTGCCCTCCTTCGTCCTTTGCCATGAGCAAGCGTTGCTCAAATCGGTTGAAGTCCATAACGCCAAGATCGCGTGCGTTTGCGGTCTTCAGGTAACGTGCGACGTAGCGGCAGAACAGCCGATAGCTCTTAATGCTGTTCGGGCTTGCGCCGTTGCGCTCGCGCAGTTGCACGTAGTCTTCGAGCAAATCGGTCAAGCGGGCGCTTCTAACCGTTCCGTCAGCCGTCACGTAAGCCGCCCACGTCTCAGCGAGGGCTTGCGCTTCCTCTTCGGTTGCCGCATTCGGAAACCGCTTGTAAGGGCGAATCGCCTTGCCGTCGATGCTGCGACCAAGGTACAACCGGCACTCGAAAACGCCATCTGCACCGCGCTTGACCTTAACGCCCATCATGACCACTCGCAGTTTTCACGAATCCGCGAAGGGCAGTTATCGTCGTGGCAGTCCGCGCAATCCAACGGCTCTTTCCTGATGTTGAACTCAACGATTCGGTACTTCAGAGAAAATCGGATGAGCAGCAGCAGGGCATGAGCAAGCGAGTTGGTAAATTGACCGTCCCAGAACGGGCAAAGTCCGCTCATCGCGCCGCGAACCTCGTACTTGCCGCCCATGCTACTTGCCAACCTTCATGAACGCGCGCATAACGCAGGTGAGCGCGAACACGACGAACACGGCAAAGGCGATAAGCCCGAAACCAGCGCCGAAGAACACGCCAACCGCGATGCTCACAACGAGCGCCAGAATGGAAAGCAGGACGATTGCGGCGCATCCGTATGCGCCCTGCTCGATCTCTCTATCTTCTTTCAGCATGTGAAACCTCCTAAAACGTGAGCGCTATAAGCGCGAGAAACACTAGAAACAGCGCGATTGCCAGAAGCGCTTGATAAGCCCAGTAGCAGACGCACCAGAACGCGGCTACGGTAGCTGCGGTGGCAACGGCGCAAAGTACGATCTGGTAGCGCTTCACTTCTTTCCTTCCGTCTCGGCAATCAGGTAGTCGATGCACTGCTTGCACTTCTGCAAGTCCTGAACGCCGTTCTTGCGCCGCCAGCGCCAAAGGTATTTGAATGCGCAGCCCCACCAGTAGGCCGATTGGGCGGGCAAGGCGTACTGGTCGCCGCTCATCATCGAGCGCATAGCGTCCATGCACTCAATCTGGCCGTCGCCCGCGTAGTGGTCGGGATGCTCCACGGCATCACCGCGCGAAAGCTCGCCAAGGCTCTTCGCGTGCTTCGTCTCAATCATCGGTAGGTAACTCCAATCATCCACTCACAAACCCACTTGTGAAACGCTCTGAGAAATGGCTGAACGTTCGTGTCATCAGCCCAGCCCGCAATGCCTATGAATCCGTCTTCGTTGAACGAGATAGCTTCACGGCCTGAGAAGTAGAAGCCGCTAACGCGCAAAAACGCGCTTTTGATGCCTTTACCGCCATCGGCAAGGTTGATTTGCGGCTGGTACTTCTTGCGATAGCACGGGTGCATTTCCATGTGCTCGCCGTTGCGCTCATGATGCGCGTACTCGATTGCAAGGAATCCTTCGAGCGCTCGAATGTCGTTCGTCGTGATCTGCTCATAGGAAAGCTTGCTTGCGAACAGCTCGCGCGCGCCGTCTCGTGTTGTTGGCGCAATCATGCAGTCACCCCCATTTCGTGCCATTGTTGAAAACTCTGTTGAAAACCTGTGGAAAGTCGTTTTTCTGGCGCTCGAATGAGCCGCACAAAACAAGACCGCAAAGAGAAGAAGCAAGAGAAGAAACCTTGCTTGTAGAGTTGACTAACAAGCAAGTACGGTGGGTTTTGGTTTTGGTTCAAGGAACCAAAACCCACCTTGTCTTGTTTTGTATTGTTTTGTTTTATGGTTAGGCGACCATTTGCGAGTGGGTTTAGCCAACCTGAAACCAGCGGTTTTGCATTGGGTTTGCAAGTCATGTCTTTACACCTCCTGACCTGCTGAATCGTTGTTCTTTGGGTTCTTGCGCGGTCTTCCGCCCTTGCGACCGTTTGCGCGTTGGCGACCGAAATAGAGCGCGTTTTTGAGCATCCGAAAGTTCGTCAAGAAGCCGTCAGGATCGCGTTCGAGCAGCCCTATATCCAACAGCTCTTCGACAAAGGATTTGCAATCTTCAATCGCCATGTACTCATCGAACGCGCCAGACTGTCCGAAGCCCAGAACGCCCGCGAGAATAAGCGCGTCTTCCTCCGTCTCGAAAGCGATACGGTGCCCCTTGGTAGCCGCCAGGTATTCGCAGAGCCGCCACCAGCGCCCGTAGCCGTCATAGCCCCGGCGATGAATGAGCCGTTGGCACTTCACATCTTGCGATGCGTTGGAATCGTGCGAAAAGAAGGCCATAGGCTCTTGCGCAGCGGTCGTTTCCTCCCGTGTAGGCATGTAGTCACCTCCTAACCGTCTTCCTCGTCGCAGATCACGTCTGGCGCGCCCTGCTGGTGCCATCCGTCCCATACGCAGTGCCCAACTTCGCGGCAGTTCGTCCAAACGTCGCGCCCAACGAACGTGCAGCACGTCTTGCCGCGATGCCGCATGCTTTCGAACTCGCATGCTTCGGGGTCTGGCATGGGCGGTTCGCCGAAATCGAGCGGCAAGGTTTCCTGCGCGCTATTCCTCTTCATCGCTTGAAATGTCGTAGGCAATCGAGCTGCCAACGTAGGTGAGCAGCTTTTGCATTTGCTTAACGGTGCTCGGCTCGGGCTTCGCGTCATCTTCAAGCAGGGTGTCAACCCATGCGAGGGTGCCGCGAACGATTGCGAGCGTCGCGCCCATATCAACGTCGAAGCCCTCGCCGGTCTTGGGATTGATGAGCGACATGCTGCCGTTAATGGCGAAGGTGCCAGCGCCAACCTTGGCGATTGTCTCGGTGATCTCTTTACGCTTCATGGTTGTTCTCCATTTCGTCAAATAGTGAGTGCTTAGTCCAGATGTTCATTTCGGGGTGACGTTCGAGCAGCCAACGCGCCAGAAGCGGCGTGATGGTGTTGCATATTCCGTATGTGTGCGGGTTGCCCTGATCGTCGTAGAACGTCACGGGATTGAGCTTCGCGCCGCCTTCGTAACGCTGCTTCTCGATGAGGTATTTAGTCGAAACTCGGATGCCGCGAGCGTCGATAGCGAGCGCGGTAAGCTCGATTTCGCGCATAGCGTCCGGGTTGATTCGCACCCACTCTTCGAAAAGCTCCATATGGTCGCGCGCCTTCAGCGGCAGCGGGCGCGGCCTGCGCTCTTCGCGCATGACCTTTTCGAGTGGCTGCGCGTAGTTATCGGTGTCCATGGCGCGGGCACCTCGCTTCACGGCTCATGACGCGGCGCAAGGCCGCTTCTGCTTCCGCCTTGCTCGCCGATGGTGCGACGGGTAGCATCTGGCGGCGGTAGACCCTGCCGATGCCCCGGTTTTCCGGCGTGCTCGCGTCTTCCTCTATGCGTGCCATCCAGAAGCCCGCGTTGTCGCGGTAGACTTCGGCCTTCATGACCAGATCACGCGCCACAAGACGCGTCCAACCACGATGTAAAGCGGGATGAGAAGCCACCAGCCCACGAGATCGCACAACCACCCCAGAAGGGCGGCAGCGGTCATAGGAAGGATGCCTGATAGCGTCAGAGCGGCGATTGCATACAATCCCCAGCGCTGGTAGCGCGGCATGCGCGCTATACTGTCTTCTGTCAATTGCGGCCTGCAATTTGACGCGCCCGTTCGAAGTTGCCGCTTCGGGCGGGCATCTTTCTTCGTTGCCACCACGCGATAACGAGAACCACAATCGCCCGGTAGAACTGCCGTTGCGCGGCATCTAGGCCGCACGGTTCGTGCATCCGTAAAACCACCTCCAATACCACCGGTTTTAATGTCGGTTTCCGATTTGAAGAACCGACGATTTGCGCACGGGTTCATTTACGCCGTCTCCTTCCATCCCATAAGCTCGTTGGGGCTTTTGCGCACGACGTGACAAATCGCAATGATCTTGTCCGCACCCGGCGTGTATCCCTCGCCGCTCTCGTACTTAACGATTGCGTCTTTGGACACGCCGACAGCCTTTGCAAGCTCTTCTTGCGACATGTCGAGAGCCGCGCGGGCTGCTCGAAGGTTTGCAGCGAAAACCTCCTTGTTGAATCCCATGTGTGTTCACCTCCTTCATCAATAAGTGCTAACCACGTTAGCAACTGTAACGGAACAATAGACAAGCAAAGTAGCTATGTCAAGTGAAAACAAACAATTTCGTTGTGAATTAGCTAACTACGTTGTACTATGCACTTGTACGAATAGCGAAGGAGGGTAGCGGTGAATGTCCAACTAATGAGATTGCGCAAAGCGGCTGGCTACTCAAACAGAGACGATTTCGCGAAAAAGATTGGTGTTAACAAGTACACCTATCGTTCTTGGGAATCTGGCGCGGCGATGATGAGCGCTGAACAAGTATGGAATTGCGCAGTTGCCCTAGGCTGCACACCCAACGATATTCTCGGCTGGTATGAAGACCACCCGCGCGAAGACAGCGGAGAGCGTTTGACTTCCGAAGAGCGCGAGATCGTAGGGTGCTACCGAGAGAGCACGCCGCAATGGAGACAGAACATAGCCATGACTGCCCGCGCTGCTGCGGGCGAATCTAAAGAGACTGCCAAACGTGGTGTTTCTTCCACCGAAGAGCGGAAGGTTGGTTAGAAATGATTATTAGAGCCGAAGAAGGCAAGATCATTATTGAACTCAATGAGCACGAAAAAGAGCTAAGTATCAACGAAGATGAAGTGACCTTAGCAAACCGCGCTCTTAATCGCTTTGTGAACCTTGGATTAGATGCTAATAGGCTTGTTCTAAAGCAGAACACAACAAGCTATGCAACAATTTCATATCGCGGTAATTCGTTCGATTGGGATTTGATTAGATTTAAGTACACTAACCGTGCGAAGTGGGTTTCGGTCAGCATGTCATCTAATGAACGAAAAGAATATGAACATAGCCCCATATTTGCGGCTCAAAAGAACAAGAGACAGGCAATGTGGAAGGCTCAAATTGAATCAATCGAAGACGTAGACCGCCTTACTGATATCGCTTTTAGGTACATAAAAGAGATCATGGAGAAGTTCCCTGAGAAGTTCTAACGTTTCAAGTGCTTAGCCAGGAACAGCCAGGGCAATTTTCAGACGTGTTTTAACGCATCGCAAGCCTTCTAGCTGGTGTTATTCGGTTTTAGTTGTGTTGGGAAGTGGTGAAAAACGGCAATATAAAGTGCTGTTTTCAGAGAGAAACCCCGCGCGGGAACTTTGGCGGAACGCGCGCGGGGCTGGTCAAGAAGCAGGGCGCTTTACCGCGCTCGCTCTAAGGGGTGATTTTAGCATGGTAAAGAACCGCGCCGCCATATATGCGCGCTTCAGCTCGCACAATCAGCGCTCAGAGAGCATAGAGATACAAGTTGAGAACTCACGCGCATACTGTGAGCGCGAGGGTTTGCAGGTCGTGCGCGAATACTGCGACTATGCGCAGACGGGGCGCAACATCGACCGTGCCGAGTTCCAACGAATGATGAGCGATGCCCGACACGGCCTGTTTGACTACGTAGTGATCTACAAGGTTACGCGCATCATGCGCAACCGAGACGAAATGTCGCTTGCCCGCATCATGCTTCGCAAGGCTGGCGTAGAAATCCTATACGCTGGCGAAGACATTTCCAGCGGGTCAAGCGGCGTGTTGCAGCTCGGCATGCTCGAAGTTCTCGCCGAGTACGAAAGCGCGCTTGACAGTGAGCGCATCAGAGACGGAATCCAGAAGAACGCGCAGCGGTGCATGGCGAATGGTCGCACTCTTTACGGGTGGGATATCGTAGAAGGCCGCTACGTAATCAATGAGCGCGAAGCGTCCGTGCTTAGCAGGATGAAGAACATGTTGTTTGCCGGTAGCTCCGTCGCCGATATCGTGCGCGCCGTGAGTACCGAGCGAAGCAAGCGCGGTGCCAAGTTCAATCAGGATACCGTCACGAAGCTTCTAAAGCGCGTCCAGAACGCGGGTGTATACAAGTACGCCGGTCATGAAGTGCCGGACGGGATGCCCGCCATCTGGTCGCAGGTAGAACAAGACATGATAGACAACATCCTTGGCGACCGTCACAAGCCGCGCCGCAAGATCAACTCAACGCTAGAGTTCCCGTTGTCCGGCAAGCTCTACTGCGCCAAGTGCGGTGCGCCAATGGCGGGCACAAGCGGCACGTCATGCACTGGCGCGACGTATCACTACTACAAGTGCCGGAAGTGCCGCCGAACCGTTCGGCGTGATCTCGTAGAAGACGTTGTTTGTGATATGACGCTGCAAGCCGTGGCGCGCGAAGACGTTAGGCAGCGCATAGCAAGCGGCATGGTTGCGTTTCAAGCCGAGCAACCGAAAGAGCAATCGAGAAGCTACGCGATAAAGAAGGAACTGAAGCGGATTGACCGCACCTTTGAACGCATCTGGCAAGCAATAGAAGACGGCATCGCGCCGCCCGGTGGCAAAGAGCGCACCGAAGAGCTGAAGCAGCGCAAGAGCGAGCTTGAAGCAGAGCTGCGCATCGCCGAGAGAGAAGAAGCGTTCAACATCGGCGTTGACGAACTCATGCTGTGGCTCGATGATGCGGCGGAAAACCTAACGCCAGAAGTGATCTTAGGCACCTTCGTTCGATTCGTTGAAATCGACGGGAAGACGCTTAACGTCTACTTCGCCTTTGACCGCTACGGCGATGATTTCAGGCCGAAACAGAAAAAGGCCGAACCATGCCCCGAAGGGCATAGTTCGACCAATTCTCTTGTGGTGGAGCTTATGAGAAAAACGGCGAACTCCACCAGTACCGCCAACCGCGCATCTATCCAGCTTGATACTTGCGTTGTTAGAGTATCGAAAAACTGGTTTGTTGTCGTTGGCACGTGTCAAAAATAGCATTTTCTGGTGTTTGCAAAACACCAGATGGGCGGCTTGCTGTAAGCCCGTCTAACGCCAGAAAGCGGGGCACCCCTTGTCAGGGTACCCCGCTTGAACACTAATAAGAAAGCTTCTGGCCGGGGTAGATCGTATAAGGTGCCCCAATGCCGTTCTTGCTTGCGATGGTGTGCCAGTCGATGCCGAGCGAAGCGCCAATCTCGCTGAGCGTGTCGCCGCTCTTGACGGTGTAGACGCGCGCAGCGCCAACGCCCGCCCTCTGGTTGACGATTGCCTGAACCTCGCTGAATCGGTCGCCCAGAACGTCGCTGCGCGTCGGCACAACGCCGAACATGCCGCGTTCCACATCATCTGCGAGCTGAGAAGCGGAAGCGCCGTCAATGTAGTTGATGAGGTCTTGCACCTCTTGGTAACGGTCGCCGAGCTTTTCGCGGCGCTCAGCATCAACGCCATACTCGCCACGCATGACCGCTGCCGCAAGGTCAAGCGTCGTGCCCTCCGGCGAAGGCTCGGCGACCTCTGCGGGCGGAACGTCTGGTGCTGCCGCTCCGGACGGGTTGGCGAACTTACCCCACGCTTCGCGCGTCATGTAGGCGATATCGAGATCAAGCGGTGCGTTGAAGCCATCAAGACGGCCATTCGACGTGTACTGGTGGATTGCGCAGCTATCCCAAGCGCCGAAGCCGCCATCGGGAAGCCACGGCGAAGACTGGTAGCCTGTGCGGTTGTTGTTGGCGTACTGCGCAACCCAGAGCGCGTGATTCGGCGCAATCTGCGACCAATCTTCTTCGGTGCAAACGCTACGGCTCATGTAGACGATGCAGCGAACGCCGGTCTGATCGTAGACGTAATCGAGGAACAGCTTTGCCTTGTCGGTTCCGATGCGCCCGTACATCTCATAATCGAGAACGGGAATGCCGTTACCGAAGTAGTTACGGCAGCTTGCGACGAAGTGCTTAGCTTGAGCGATGGGGTCTTCTCCGTTCATGAAGTGGTAGAAGCCCCAGAGTTTGCCGAGCTTGATAGCCTGCTGAATCCACGGGTCGCAGGTGTTGTGAACGATGGTAGTTCCCTCTGTCGCCTTGCAGATCACGAAGTCGCAAGGCACCTGCGCGAGGTCAAGCCCGCGCTGGTAGTTAGAAATATCAATGCCGTTGAGTGCCATAGAAGCCCCCTCTGATGCAGTAGAAGTAATGAAAATCGACCTGCTCTAGCTCTTCGAGCGTGAAGGCGCGCGCCGAGTTCCCAGCGCTCGCCGGGTCGCGTATCCAGTAGCCGTCATCGTCGGCGCGCCAGATCATCACGACGTGCCCGCCGTAGTCCCTATCTCCGAGTGTTCCGCTCATGCCAGCGAACGCCAGCCATCCGTCAGACACGTTCTGAAGGACGGGCGCGAGATCGTAAGAAATCGGCGTGCTCTCGATGCCGTATTCCGGGTAATGCTCGGCAATCCACGCGCAGAACTTGCCGGGGTCGTTCACGCCATCGGTCAAGCACGTGTCGCCAACGAACGATGCGAGCGTGAGCGGTGTAATGTCCTGAAGCGTCATGTATTTGACAGCCATAGCCGCGCATGTAAGGCCGCAGCCGTATTCGCCGATAGTGCCGCCCGCATAGGGTATGTAGTCCCATTGCGGGTCGGTCTGAAGCCATAGCGGCATGCTGTTACCCTCTGCAATCGGCCTATCGACCACGATTGCAAGGCGGTCTTCCTCAGCCGCCGCGTATCCCTCTTCGCGCGCTTCAGCGAGCGCGCCCGCGTCGCTCTCGATATGGCCGACAATGAGCCAGCCGCAGTAGAGCATTGACGCGAGCGCGCCGGAAAGCACGAGGGCGACAGCCTTTAGCCTACTCATAGCGCTTCGGCTCGGTGTAGGTGAGCGCTTGCGCGGAATCGCCAACGCCCGCCGTGGTCGGGTCGGTCACGATGCCCAGAATCGCGAGCACGGCGAAAAGCGCGTTGATGATCGCGGCCAACTGCTCGTTCAGAACGCCGAAATCCCACTGGTACCCGAACGGTGCGGCGACCACCTGCACGAGCAGAAGGACGGCGGGAATGAGGGTCAGCCAAAACGTCTTGTTCTTGATTCGTGCGGTGAAGTTAATCATTTCAGTTCTCCTTGTTGTTAATCGGATGCGTGCGCATCCATAAGCTCTTTCCATAGGTGGGTGCCAACGCCGTTGCCACCAAGTCCCGCGTACACCTCATGAACGCTGTTGGCTTGCTCTTTGATATCGAGCGGAACAGGCTTGCCCGTCTGCACGTACTCCGCATGCAGCCTGAACAGCTCTGACTTCATGAGGGCGCGCATGCCTTGAAGCAGCAAATCATGCTCAGCGTCGAACTTCGCATCGGCCTTGCGCTCTCGCTCCTTGTGCATCTTGACCGCAGCGCCGAGCGCGCCGACAACCGCTGTCATCACGGCGGAGAACAGCGCTAGAAAAACCTCCGACGCTTCCACGTCAGCCCTCCGTCACCTCTCGCCAGACGGTTTCGGTGCCGGCAGCCCCCGGCTCCCAGACGTTGTTAGCAACGAGGGATTCCCAGACCTTGCCGTTGTGCTTCACGCGGGCACCGAGCGGATAGGGATTCGTAGAATCGGGCTGCACCCATTCGGGCACTTCCTCTGTCGGCGTGTCGGGCGTTCCGGCTTCAAGCACCTTCGCCCAAAGGCTCGGCGCTGCCGTTGGTGACCAATCAGGCTGCGAAGTGTGCGCCTGAAGGCACGTGTAAAGCACGCCCTCGAAGCTCACGCGCTCGCCCTCGGAGTAGGCGCGGCCGTCGCCGTCCCACGCCGCGAAAAGCGCGGGGCACTTCGCCGCCACATCGCTAGAGAGCGACGGCGCTTGGCCGTCGAAAATGACGATGATCGCGCGAAGCTTGCCCTCTTCCTCTTCGGTGAATGCCATGTGTTCCCCTTTCTCTCGCAACAAAAAAGCCCCCGCTAATGCGAGGGCTTCGATACCTTGCTATGTCGGCTTCCTCAGCCGAAAAGCTCCTTGTATAGCGCGTCCATGCGCTTTACCGTCTCGTGCGCGCTAAGGCGCTTCATGCTGCCGCGCCACGACTGGTAGGATTGGTTGACCTGCTCGACGGTCATAATCCCCTTGGCGACAAGCGCGGCTTGCTTCTTCAGCTTGCGCCGCTGCCGCGTCACGGAGGAACGGCACGGGCGAACGACAACCTTTCCGCCCTCGCCATATGAAAACCTCTTCTTCAGGAACACGAAGCCGCGCGTCAGCTTCACAACGCGCGTCTTCTTGCGGTTGATGATGATTCCCAGATCGTCGCAGAGCGCTTCGATGCGCGAAAGAGCGTCCCAAAGCGTCTGCTTGTCAAGGGCGATGCAATAGCTATCGTCCATGTATCGCCCGCTCGCCAAGATGCCCGGAAGGGACAGCATCAGATGGTCAACGGGCGACGGCAGGGCGACGGCTAGAATCTGGTTCGGCTCGCTGCCAAGACTCAAGCCGCGCGCGCCGTGAGCGTCTATCTGGTCGCTCATGACGCGCTTAACGCGCTCATCGTCAATGGCTCGGTCGATAAGGCGCTTGCATGCGTCGTGGTCGATGTTTGCGAAGTAGTCCGCGAAATCGACCTGTAAGATGTAGCCTTCCGCTCCATGCTTTCGGTGGTGCTCGACAAGCTGGCGCTTCATGCGTCGAATCGCGTAGTCGGTGCCGCGCCCCTTGACGTTCGCTGTGCATCCCTCGGTGAGGGTAGGCCAGATCGCGGGCGCAAGCGCGTGACGGCTCAACGATTTCTGTATAACGCGCTCTGAGAAGTGGACAGAGCAGATGTGACGAAGCTTGCCGCGCTCGAACAAGTCAAACTCAATGAAGCCGCGCCGGAAGTCAGCGCCCGTGAGAAGGTCGCGCCGTGCTCTCATGATGTTTGGAACGACGCGCGCCATGTAGCGCTGAACGCTCGATTTCCAACGCACGCCAGCGGCAGCGCCGTTGGCGGCATCGTATAGGTTATCGAGATCGGCGACAGCTTCCAGCGTGCAACCCTCGATGCGCCTAGCCCGGTTCTCAGCGCGCTTGGCATCGCGCCTTGCGCGCCGCGCAGCCCTGCGCTCTTCAGAGTTCATGAGGGCACCCCGCGCGGCTCGCAATCGGCATCCAGCAGCCGCTTGACGGTTGACCATGAAACGCGGTCGAACGCCGAGAACCGCGCCATGCAAGCAGCGAACGGCAACCGTCGCGGGGTGCATATTTACGGGCTTGCGCCCGATGGTCGCCCCTTCCTTCCTCAAATGCACGGCGCGCGGCGCTTCCGGCCGCACGGTCTGGCAATGCTTGGGAATCACGGCAGCGGGCGCACCCAGTCGT